TGCTGAAGCCAAACGTAATAGAGCCAAGAGATTGGGGTTGCAGGCATTTAATGCCGCCAGAGCAGCAGGTGACCGTAAAATTAAATTGGCAGAATGTTTGCCCGACTACAAGACCATTCAAAAAACCGATGTCATCATACGCATAATGACATTTGATCATGTGCCCCTGGCCCCGGGACGAAAGAAAACCACTAGAACAACCGCCGACTCACATGCCAAGGTCAACTTCCCACCTTTTCAACATTGGAAATATGACGAGCAAGATGGGTTGACCTGTGTGGGCAAGAGTCACTGGCGTGGTGCCCTGGATACTGGAGTATTTTCCACAGAGCATGGACGAATTACTGAAAATCTAGGCAGGATGTTCATCAAACTCAGTGAGCGATATGCCCAACGCAGCAACTGGCGTGGATATACCTATATTGACGAAATGAAGGGGCAGGCCATACTTCAACTCAGCCACATTGGGTTAAAGTTTGATGAGATGAAGAGTGAAAATCCATTCGCCTATTACACAGCAGCAGTGACCAATTCGTTCACAAGAATATTAAATGATGAGAAGAAAAGTCAAAATATTCGAGACGACCTGTTGGAAGAGGCTGGATTGGTACCTAGTCTGACTCGTCAAAATCAGCAAGAGTACTCCGAAGAGATTGCTCGCCAGGCCGAACTCTACAAAAACATGAGAATGCCCAAGAGTGAAGTGGTCGCTGAAGATGAAGAAGAGATAGACCCTTGACTTTATAATCTTATACTGCTACACTTTCAAGCAGGAGGGGTTATATGACCTTGTTTAGAAAGGTAGCAGTTTTTACTGATATTCACTACGGCCTAAAGTCCAACAGTCCCACACACCTCAAGGATTGTGAAGAATTTGTAGACTGGTTCATTCAGCAGGCACAGACGGCAGGATGCGAAACCGCCATCTTTATGGGTGATTGGAATCACAATCGCAACAATGTAAATCTATTCACCTTGGACTCCAGCATCAGATGTCTGGAAAAATTGGGTGCTGCATTTGAACAATTTTTTTGGTTTCCAGGCAACCACGACCTGTTCTACAAGGACAAACGTGACATCCACAGTTCCTCGTTTGGCCGACATATCCCCGGAGTCACCGTGGTTGAAAATGTCACCACATTGGGTGATGTCACACTGGTACCTTGGTTAGTGGGCGATGAATGGCGTGGTATTAGTTCTGTCAAGAGCAGATACATGTTTGGACATTTTGAATTGCCCTTGTTCTATATGAACGCCATGATACAGATGCCGGATCACGGTGAACTACAACCCAGTCACTTCCAGCATCAAGAGTATGTGTTTAGTGGTCACTTTCACAAACGACAAAATCAGGGCAAGATTTGGTACATTGGCAACGCCTTCCCGCACAACTTTGCAGACGCCTGGGATGATGACCGTGGCATGATGATCATGGAGTGGGGTGGTGAGCCTGAATTCATCAACTGGGATAACGCACCCAAGTACAGAACTGTCCGACTCAGCGATCTAATTGATCGCAAGGATGACATAATGAAAAGCAAGATGTATCTCAAGGTCAATCTGGATATTGACATCAGTTATGAGGAAGCAAACTTTATCAAAGAAACATTTGTTGCTGACTATGACATTCGTGAAATCAGTCTGATACAAGACAAAACCAATCTAGAAGGCAGCCTGGAGGACAACCCTGATGCCAAGTTTGACAGTATTGACCAGATTGTCAGTCAAGAATTAATCAATGTGGAATCGGAGCAATTCGATCGCAACACCCTGTTGGAAATTTACAATAACCTATGACCTTTCTCATAAAAAATATCACGGTGAAAAATTTCCTGTCTGTGGGCAATCAAACACAGGCTGTGGTTTTTGACCAGGCACCACTGACCCTGGTGCTGGGTTCCAACATTGACCTGGGCGGTGACGACACTGGCAGCAGAAACGGCACTGGCAAGAGCACCCTGGTCAATGCCCTGAGTTACGCATTGTATGGGCAGGCTCTGACCAACATACGCAAAGAAAACCTCATCAACAAGATCAATGGCAAAGCCATGCTGGTGACTGTGGAGTTTGAAAAAGACAACAACAAGTATCGCATTGAGCGTGGGCGTAAACCCAACTTGCTAAAAATTTACGTGAACAATCAGCAAATGAAGGCTGATGTGGTCGAGGACGACAGTCAGGGCGATAGCAGAGAAACACAAAAATCCATTGAGCAGTTGCTGGGCATGAGTCATACCATGTTCAAGCATCTGGTGGCACTGAACACCTATACTGAGCCCTTTTTGTCCATGAAGGCCGCTGACCAACGAGAGGTCATTGAGCAATTGTTGGGCATTACCATGCTGAGTGAGAAGGCTGAACTACTTAAATTGCAAATTAAAGATGCCAAGGATGCCATACAGGCGGAGCAATTTAGGATTGAGGGTGTCAAAACTGCCAATGAAAATGTGCAGAAGAGCATCAGCAGTCTGGAAATTAAAAGTTCAGCATGGGAGTCCAAGAAAGAAAGCGACATTGAAAGTTTCAGCAAGTCCATCATGGCCTTGGAAAATGTCAACATCGCCCATGAACTTGAATTGCATGCTCAGACAAAGATCTGGGATGACAACAACACCCGACTGGTCAATCTGAGAAAACAAAAAGCCACCCTGGAAGCCGCGGTATCACAGGCCGACAAGACTGTGAACAAATATGCTCAAGAGTTGGAAAAATTGGTGGACAAGAGTTGCCCGGCCTGTGAACAAGAGTTGCATGATCATAAACATGAGCAAATGACTCAACTGTCAGAAAAGAATCTGGAAGATGCGCTGACCTATCAGAAAAAAGTCAACGACGATCTGGCGTTGATCAATGCTAGCATAGAGGCGATTGGTCAGCAACCGAGAAAGCCTGTGACATTTTACGACACCGAGGCAGCGGCCCTGGGCCATAAAAACAATGTGGACAGTCTGGAAAAAAGTCTGCTGGCCAGAATTGATGACGCCAATCCCTATCAAGAGCAAATTGTTGAACTGAACAAGACCGCCATACAGGAAATCACCTGGGATGTGATTAATACTCAGACCAAATTAAAAGACCATCAGGAATTTTTATACAAGTTGCTGACTAATAAAGACAGTTTTATTCGCAAGAAGATCATCGACCAAAATTTGACGTATTTGAACAAGCGACTGGGGTATTACATCGACAAACTGGGATTGCCACATAAAGTGATATTTCAGAATGACTTAAATGTGGAAATTACTCAACTGGGGCAGGACCTGGATTTTGACAACCTGTCTCGTGGTGAAAGAAATCGGCTGATCCTGTCCATGAGTTTTGCATTCAGGGACGTCTGGGAAGGATTATATCAGAGTATCAACTTGTTGTTCATTGACGAGTTGGTGGATTCTGGAATGGATGCTGCAGGTGTTGAAAATGCGCTGGCTGTTTTGAAAAAAATGGCCAGGGAGCGCAGCAAGAACATATACCTGATCAGCCACAGAGACGAACTAGTGGGCCGAGTGAGCCATGTGTTGCGTGTGATCAAGGAGGGCGGTTTTACCTCCTACGACCAGACTGCAGATGCCTGATTCACAAATGAGCCTGGCAGAAGATCATGAAGATAAATGTATACACCACACACTCAATAGTGTTACCATAATTTATGTTTAAAGAAGAGATGGCCGAGTACAAGCAACTGTACACTCAATTGATCGAGTGCATGGTGGAGTTGCACAACCGTCATCAAATTTTTATTGTACGGCCCAGTGCGATAAACGGCAGAGCAGTAAAAAGTCAGGCCAGGCGCATGGTAAAAATTCAAAAGGCATTGTGTTTAAGAACATTGCCGGTGGCCCGAACTAAACTAGCAGAGAGTAGGGAAAGAAACAAAGAGATCAATGCAAGAAGAGCAGCGATAAAACAACACAAAAAAATAAAGGAAGAACAATATGGAATCGACATCAGTAAACGACCTAAAAAAACAATTTGAAGAGTTTTTAACAGAGGACGAAAAGTTCACAGGCGGCAATTCAGCAGCCGGTGCTCGCGCTCGCAAGGCATTGGCTGAAATAGGCAAATTGGTCAAAGCACGCCGTAACGAAATTACAGCAGAAAAGAATGCTCGTAAAGAGGCCAAGGCCGCCAAATAATCAATGACATGGTATTTTCAAAATACTATAGTCGAAGAATTACCTGAGGACTGTATTGGGTATGTATACATCATAACCAATATGGTCACAGGACGCAAGTACATAGGAAAAAAACTAGCAAAATTTAGCAAAACGACCTACAAGACTGTGAAGTTAAAGAACGGCACCAAGAAACGTAAAAAAATTAGGAGCAAGATTGACTCCGATTGGCAAGAATACTGGGGTAGTAGCCCCAACCTGCAGGCAGATATAGACACTCTAGGCAAAGAAAATTTCTCACGCGAAATATTACACTATTGCAAATCCAAGGCAGAAACATCATACATTGAGGCCCGTGAACAATTCGACCGCAAAGTATTAGAATCAGACGACTACTATAACGGCATCATAAGCTGCCGTATCCATGGCTCCCACATTAAAAAACCCTAAGGCAACTCATTCAGTTTAGGCTAGCACCGGCAAATATCGGGTGCCCACGACAACAGGACCCAGGGTCACTGGAACGGAAGACTCTCCGCTGAAGGGAGCACTCAATCACTATCCTTTACCGGACGAAGATCGCAAAATGCCGCGGTTTGATTGTTTGAACGTAATTTAAAAAGGCCCAATGAAGGGAGAAAAACCCTGGGTCAGCAAGCATGATAGCGTATGCGTTGTTGACTGCCGTTGTTAAGACGGAGCTCGAGGTACCGGACAACCGCCTCTGTAATGCTCTAACGCTGTGTGACTGTGCTACTCAGATAATGTTCACAAACACTCTCGCCCCGAGTGGGCTAAGTGTGACCGCTTAATCTAGATAATACCAACTCCGCTTCGCCGTGCACCTGGTTATGTAATCGTGTCTGTATCTTATAAAAGTGCTTCGAGCGCCAGCGATGAAGCAAGTGAACGGAGTTCACTTCCCCTCAATACACCATAAATAAAAACATTATAATTGGATGACTATGAGATCTTTTATCGATAAACTTGATGCAATTGAAAACTTTTCTACTAGAAAAAGTATTTTTGAAAGTATAGGCGCTGGTGATCCTTATTTCCGCACCTGGGAAAAAGAAATACATCCCTTGTTATGTGAGGTGGCACTACAGCCTGATCAAATACAGCAACTGTTCAAAAGCATTGAAACAGGGGCTGGAAGAAGCACTCTGGGCAAGGCTGGTGATGCCCTGGGCGCAGCCAAGGACAAGATCAGTGATGTCTGGTTTAATAAATTTGGCGGCATGCTGCAATCCAGCGGTCCAGTACAGGCATTTGATCAAAAGTTTGAATCAATCAAGGCATCCATTGCCTCAAAGAATCCTCAACTGGCTGCCAAACTGGCCAAGTACGGCGAGTTTGCCAAAAATAATCCCCGATTGCACAAGTTCTTGTTGGCCATTGCCGGATCAGCAGCCGCTGCCCTGGGTGTAGCGGTGGCGGGCGGCATAGGTGCAGGTGCGTTGGCTGTGGGCACTGGCACAGGAATTGCCGTGGGCATTGTCAATATTGCTGATAGATTGTTGCAAGGCCAGAAGGCCAGCACTGCCATTGGGCGTGGAGCAACCGCTGGTGCAGTTGCTGGTATTACTGCCGCAGGATTATCATCCCTGGGATCCTGGTTAGGTAGCCTCAGGGAAAAATCGATCCCATTTGGTCCTAAGGATGCTGGTTTAGAGCAAGTTGGCTGGGGAGCATCTAGAACCCTAAGCGCTCCTGGATTTAGTAGCTCAGAAACTTTGCGTGGTTTTAATGTATTAGTCACTGGGGTCGAATCTGAAAAAATTCGTGCGGCCATGGACATGATCAAGGGTGGCGGTGAAGGTGCTGCGCAAGGGTTTAGACAACTTAAGGATTTGGCCGAACTCGTTAGATCGCCTGAGTATCGAGAAACTATGGGAAGTCTGATGCAGGGAGCCTGGGAATTCACTAAATCGAACGACAGCATGCTACATTGGATTAACGGTGTTACCCAGGCTGCCACGACTGCCGGCGGTGCAGTAGCAGGACAAACAGCTGGTGGGGCAAAAGAAAACCCATCAGCAATGTCAGAATCATTAAACAATCATCAACTCAACGAATTATTTGGAATCACAGGCAACAAAGTTGATGCCAGTGCACTGCAAAAAGCCTGGCAAAAAGCCGGCAGCCCCACCGACAGCAATGCAGTTGCAAAAATTTTACAGGATGCTGGTGTCGATACCGCAGTTATATCAAAAGCATATGCTGACATGAATATCACAGCACCCACAGCAGCATCCACAGATACAACCCAACCGTCATCAGACAAAACCACGGGGTCAGTCAACATACAAGACCTTCTTGCACAGATTATGAAACTCTCCGCAGCTGAGCAAAAACAAGTGCTGGCACATTTAAAAAAATAATGGGACCATAAAAAATGAAAATCAACGAATTATTAGAAAGTAAAACAGTCATAGAAGGTCCCTTGGGCACTGCGGTGGGTGCTGGACTAGGCGCACTAGCAGGTGGCCCATTAGGGGCGGCTGCGGGTGGAATTGCCGGAAATTGGGCTGGTAATAAACTTAGCAGCCTGGGTTCTAAACTCAAGGGTGCATGGCAAGGTGCCAAATCAGGTTTTGCATCGGGTCAACAGGCCGCCGCAGGCAGTACTGGTGGATCAGCCGCACCCGCCGCAGGCAGTACTGGTGGATCAGCCGCACCCGCCGCAGGCAGTACTGGTGGATCAGCCGCACCTGCCGCAGGCGGTACTGGCAGTATTTCCGATATTATGAAAACCATTGATACTCTAGACAAGCCTAGCAAGCAACAATTGGCGGGTGAGTTGGAAAAGAATATCACTTCAACTCCAGAGCCAGCAGCAGCAACACCGGCCACACCATCAGCTTCTGCGCCAACGAGTTCAAATGCAGCAACACCGGCCACACCATCAGCTTCTGCGCCACAGGGTCAGGCATTGGATTTGGATCAATTAAAGAAAGACAGGGAAGCTAAACAAGCGGCAGGAGTAGCAGGGCAACAACAAGCACAGCAACAAATGGCTGCTACAAAAAATACCAATGCTGCCAAATCACAACAAGATGCGGCCATCAAGGCGGCAGCCGATGCCGCCAAGGCCAAGCCGGCATTTCAACAAACTGCTGCCGATAAGCTGGCAATCAAAGCAGCGGCTGATAAGGGTATTAGGGAAGCAAACGAAAAGAAGTTAAAAAAGTTAAAGAAGAAAGTGATTGCAGAATTTCACAGTAAATTTCTGAACAAAACAATTTAAAAGAACGGCAACTGTGTTTCCTTGGTGGTTTCCAGGTTGCCTTCAATAATTTTACCAACAAGCTCTCTTTCTTCCATGGTCAACATGTGGGCTTCAGTGTAACTTATACCGCCTCGCATGTACCAGCACAGTCTCAACAACTCTTCCCGCAAGGCTTTTGCATCTCGATCGTAACCGGTGACTATTCTATCAATACCGGCCGCATCAAGTTGCAAAAGCCTTATACGAAAAAAGTCGAAGCATCAAAAGTCAATGGAATTTCCACGGTATCACCCACGACACCTTGTTCTTTCATCTCTGGTGTGACTTCCACCACAATGGGCTTGATTTGATTTCTGTCACGCATGACTGACAGATGTGTTTGGATGATTGTAAATATTTCTTTATCCACATTCTCGATAAACTCTTTGATAAATTGTGGATTGTCGGTGCTTCCTTGACTACTGTCAATCCTGCTGATGCTGTGTTCTATGGTGCCCAGGGTGGCGTTGGATAATTTCTTGAAACTTTCTTTAAACATGGCAATTTTGTTTTCTTCTTCTAACTTTTCGTTATTAACAATTTGCATGATCTTTTGAGTTTCGAATGTTTGAATTGCTGCTTCAGTCATGTGTTTATAACTCAGTGGCTTGACGAAGATGGTTAGGTTATCGTTAATGGCCACTGATTCGTCCCAGGATATTTGATTCATTAAAGAATCCATGATGTTACGCAGATCAACTCGATAATCCATTTCCACATCCTCTCCAAACTTTAATGGAGTGGTCATCATTTCCCCATATGTGGCAAGCCTGATGGCTATTAATATCAAATCCATGTCAATACTGGGTGTGTGCCAGGCATTTTTAATATTAGGCACACAATTTTCTATGACATCAACCACCGCCTGTCCATTTAGCAATGCATCAGGTATTTTGAGTGATAATTCATCTTTTGCTGTCATGGAAAACACGGGAAATTCACCTGTTTCTGTTGGAATTAAACTGTTGCTGGGCCAAAATTTTCCACCACTGGGCAACCTGATGTATATCTTGGGTTGTCTCATGAACATGGATAATGGATTTGTTGGTTGTTGGGCTGTGATAGTCATGATTTTAACTCCGATAAATAACTTAAAGACTTTTGTGTAATAATCTTTTCAGTATTTATATACGTAGAAAACTATGGATCAACAATGGCAGATGTAACAGGTACAATCGGCAATGAGTCAGTTGAACTCAATAATGCCGCCACGGAAGCAACTCTGCGTGCACTGTTGGATGTTGCCAAGGTTGACACAAAAAATATACTAGAGTTGGCAAAAAAAGCCGGCGTCGATGCTGCCAATCTACGTGAGTTTAATGACGGTTTAACTCAGGGAGCCGGTAGAATAAACCAAAATACCGCTGGGTTAGTAGAAAATACCACTGAACTGGAAGCACAGACTGAAAAGTACACCAAGATTAAAACAGTTCTAACGGAACTGGATTTATCCATGACCAAGTTGATGGATGGCACTGCAAAAAGCAGTGATATCTTCAAATCAATGGAAAAGTTGCCAGGCATATTTGGCATCCTGGCATCTGTGGGCACTAGGTTAGCGGAAATACAAGAGCAAAATTTTGAATCATATCAAAAATTAACAGCATCCGGTGTTAGTTTTGGTGGTAGTCTTACTGATTTAAGAATAGCTGCGGCTGGTAGTTATTTGACGCTAACAGAATTTACAGAAGTTATTAAGAAAAATTCTGTGACATTGGCTGGGATGGGAGGATCAGCAAACGAGGGCGCAAAAGCATTTGCTAAATTAAGTCGTAGTTTTCTTAGCAGCGACATGGGAAATCAAATGCTGGCATTGGGGTACACAACTGCTCAGGTTAATCAAGGTATGCTGGATTATATATCGATCACAGGCGGGCGAACCAAAGAACAGCTAAAGGATTCAAAATCAATATCTGCAGGAACGGCGCAATATTTAGAACAACTTGACAGACTTGCTGACATAACAGGCAAAAGCAGAGAACAGATCGCGGAGACTATAAAACAACAGCAAGAGTCTGCTGAAATGGAATTGTACAAAGCCAGTTTAAGTGTTGAGGATAGAGAAAAATTCGCTGCGGTTTACAATGATGCATTGACAAAATACGGTCAAGGAGCTGCTGACAATGTGTTGGCCCAGGCACAGGGCAGGGCAGTGACTACAGAAGCAGGTAAAAAATATGCCGCATTAGCTCCGATGGCGACCAAGAGTCTACAAGATCAATATGCAGCCACTGTAAAATATGGAGCCAAAAGCCAGCAAGCTCGTGAGGCAGAAGACAGGGCCAGGTTGAATAATCGAAGTGAGTTTATGAGGTTCTCGGGAGTAATAGGATCAGCAACTGATGTCTTAAAAGGAAACGAATCCGCAGTTAGGCAAGCAGCCAAAGATACCACAAGTGGGATAATTACTAAAAAAGCGTTAGATGAAGATACAGTAAAACGAGAAAAAGAAAAAGCAGCCAGGGAAGAAAGTCAGGCGGCTGTTATGGCAGATACTACCCTGGCGTTTAAAGAACTTGGTGCAGCATTGTGGGATGCATTCAGTCCTGCAATCGATGCGTTCACGCCTGTAATTAAATGGTTGGGTCAATTTGCCGGTACTCTTGCTGGTTTAGTAAAAGAATTTCCAAAACTATCACTAGCAGTTGCTGGATTGGCAATTGGATTTGGTATTTGGACGACATGGAAATTAAAAGACCTGGCACTATCAGCCATCGGCGGCGGTGCAGGTGGTGCAGGTGGTGCACGAAGACGTGGAACTGGGGCAGGTGGCAGTGGGGCTGGTGCATTGGGAGCATTGGGGCAAGTTGGTGGTGGTGTTGGTCCAGTATTAGAAGGATTGGCCACTGGATTGAAGGCATTTGCAAATCCCATGATACTAGCTGGTGCAGCAATATTTGCAGGTTCTTTGGCAATTATCATAACGGGCGTGGGTGCAGGTATTGCAGCAGCCATGTACTTAATTGGTAAATCCCTGCCAACTTTCAGTGAAGGATTGGATTCATTTAGCAAAATAGATGGTGGTAATCTTGTGGATGTTGCCAAAGGAATTGGTGCACTGGGTATAGCCATGGCAGCATTTGGTGCAGGATCTGCGGTGAGTAGTGTGGGCACTGCGTTTAGTTCATTAGTGGGGGGAATCACTAAACTATTTGGCGGAAACGATTTAATCGGCACAATTACTGAAACTGTCAAAGAACTATCTCCAGTGTTGCCCAACTTGACGGCACTTGGTAATGGATTAATGAATTTGTCCAAAGGTATGGCGGCTTATGGGGTAGCAATAAACACAATTGATATTGCCAAAGCAGAAAAAGTCAAAGATATCATAAAAGGTCCCAGCGCATTGGAGAGCGCAGTAAACGCCAGTGCAACTGCGTTTAGTGCTGCAGCCAGTTCTATAACTAGCGGCAAGGGATCTGAAGAAAAAACACATGCGGAAATACAAACATTAAATACTACCATGCGGGAAGTGCTTAAATACGTGCGAGAGACTGCGGATTACACAAAACGCACCGTAGATGCCACCAAGGCACTCAACGGTAATCTTTTCCCCGCACCATAAAGGTATATTATAATGAGTTGGCGTAAATATTTCACCCCTGTAGAAACTTCGGGCAAACTAAGCCCGATTAGCGGCAGCATGGGGTCAAATTCCGGCAATCCCAGTAGGACCAACTACTCCAGTTACTTGCCGGATGTGTATGCAGGGCATCCCAACCGACTGGAACGCTATGGTCAGTACGATACCATGGATTCAGACAGTGAGGTGAACGCTGCACTGGACAATTTGGCAGAATTCTGCACCCAGCCCAGTGAAGAAAACGGTACCCCTTTCCAAATCTTCTTCAAAGACCAGGCCACCAGTACTGAAATCAAGATCATCAAGAAGTATCTGCAACAATGGACCAAGTTAAACAAGTTTAACATACGTATATTCAAGATTGTACGCAATGCCTTCAAGTATGGCGATAGTTTCTTTGTTCGTGATCCTGAAACACAGAGTTGGATGTATGTGGACCCGGCCAAAGTGGACAAAATCATTGTCAACGAGAGTGAAGGCAAGAAACCCGAGCAATACCACATCAGAGACTTTAACCCCAACTTTGAAACCCTGGCCACCACTGCCATTCAGCCCAGTAACACACAGGGTGGCAGCAGTAGTTTCGGTGGCAGTTACGGAACAGGACAAGGCGGAGCAGGTGGCAGTCGCGGCATGGTGGGATCATACCCCACCAGCACCAACAGCAGTAGATTTGCACAGAACCAAAATCAATATGCCATAGATGCCCGCCATGTCATACATCTTAGCATGAGTGAGGGCCTGGACAACAACTTTCCATTTGGCAACAGCCTGATGGAAAGCATATTCAAGGTTTTCAAGCAAAAGGAACTGCTGGAAGATGCCATTCTAATCTATCGCATACAACGTGCACCCGAACGACGTGTGTTCTACATTGACGTGGGCAACATGCCCAGCCATTTGGCCATGAGTTTTGTTGAACGTGTGAAAAATGAAGTAAATCAACGTAGAATCCCCAGTGTAACTGGTGGAAGTCAGAGCGTGGTGGATGCCAGTTATAATCCACTAGCAGTGAATGAGGATTATTTCTTCCCGCAAACAGCAGAAGGCCGCGGCAGCAAAGTGGAAATACTTCAAGGCGGTCAAAACCTGGGAGAAATTGATGACCTTAAGTACTTTACTAATAAACTGTTTCGTGCCCTGCGTATTCCTAGCAGTTATCTACCTACTGGATCGGATGATGGAGGGAGCAACTTCAATGACGGACGAGTGGGGACAGCCTATATACAAGAGCTCAGATTCAACAAATACTGCGAACGACTGCAAAGTTTAATCAACGAACCTTTCGATCTTGAGTTTAAAATGTACTTGCATGCCAAGGGCATCAACATTGACAGCAACATCTTCGACTTAAAGTTCAATCCGCCGCAGAATTTTGCGGCCCATCGCCAGACCGAGATGGATACTGCTCGTGTGACCACATATACCACCATGATGGCAGTGCCGCACATCAGCAAACGCTTTGCTCTCAAGCGATTCCTGGGCTTGACTGCTGAGGAACTGGCTGAAAACGAGACACTATGGCGCGAAGAAAATATCGATACTGACACCAACCTGTCGGCCAGCGCAGAATTACGCAGTGCGGGCATTACTGCCAACGGTATGAGTGGTGATCTTAGTGGCTTGAGTACCACTGCCGAGCCACCACCCACAGAACCCGGTGCTGAAGGCGAGGGTATGGCGGCAGGTGCCACCCCCGGTGCAGCCTCACCCACACCTCCTGCGGCATAATTCATAAATACTTGATCATGTTTTTACGAGAATTCATTTATTTTGACAAAGACCACGCCGGTCCACAAGACGACGACAGGTATCAGAGTCAAAACGACCTTTCTGTACTTAGACAGACTGACTTACGCAAGACACGACTCACGCTGGGCATGCTTAATGATTTGCGCAAGGCTGGCGATGCAAGAGCACGCGAAAAGCAGGAAGAGTTGGGATTAGTTCGTAAAATGTACGCGGCCCCTCCCCCAGAAGCAGCGGCCTGACATAAACTTATCCAAAATCGGCTGTTTTCAGCCCATTTGGCATAAGTATTCTATCGCGGCTGTAAATACACTTACAGCCATGCCGCTACCCAATAAGGAGAATATTGCAATGTCTACAAAATTTGAACAATTGTTGGACTACCTCGTAAACGAAGAAATGGATAAAGCCAATGAACTTTTCCACGAAATCGTTGTTGAGAAGTCTAGAGATATCTATGAAAACTTGATCGCCGAAGAAGAGGCTGATGAAGACATGGACGAGTCTATGGAAAACGAACAAGACGAGTCAGTTGACGAATCTGAAGAAGAGCTGGAAGACAGCTACATGATGGATGCTGATGACAACACCGACGGTTTTGGCGGTGGTGAAGAGGGTGATGCCGCCGACGAATTTGGTTCTGATGTTGGCGCCGATGGCGACGACGAAGAAGGACACGAAGGCGGCGAAGATCAAGCCATCTTTGACATCAAGAACGCCATCCAAGAACTAGAAGCTGCATTTGCTGAACTCGAAGCTGCCCAGGGCGGTGAAGAGGACGACATGGGCATGGACGGTGAAGATGACATGGACATGGACATGGACAGTCAAGATGATGGTGAAGAGACTGACGAAATGATGGGCATGATGGAAAACCGTCGTGTCACACGCGAGTATGTTGAGAAGGTGGGCAACGACTGGGACAAGAACAGCCAGAAGTCACAAGCTCAATACGTTGGTGCAGGCACTGGTGACAAAGACGGTGCCCCTGTGGAAGGTAAAAGCCCCATTGCCAGCGGCAAGAACAAGCCAGGCCCTGCCGGCGTAAATGCTAAAAACCTAAATCAAGGCGCTACGGAAGGTCAAAAGAACACAGGCGAGCGTCCAAATGCTCCAGTAAAAGGGATCACACCTACATCTGGCGAGAAGTTTGCCAGCGGTATCCACAATGTGGACGGTGCCAAGTCCGGTGTTAAAACTCTGAGCAAGGTGGCCGGCGGCCACGGTGCTGAAAAGAAAGGAAGTGGTCCTGGGCCAGTGGGAGCAGGTACCGGTGACAAGGCAGGTCAAACAAACATTGACCCAGCCACCAAGCGTCAGTTCCTGCCTTCACAAGGTTAATATTTAGATGAAATTAGCCTATCTAAGAGAGCACCTGAGCTTTGATCAATCCGGCATCGTCATGGAGTCGGATGACAAGGACGGCAAGAGCCTTTATCTAAAGGGTATTGCCATTCAAGGTGGTATTCGCAACGCCAACCAACGAGTCTACCCTGTGGACGAAATTGAGCGTGCTGTGAAGACACTAAATGATCAGATTCAAAACGGCTACAGTGTTCTTGGCGAGGTTGATCATCCTGATGATTTAAAAGTAAATTTGGACCGTGTATCCCATATGATCACTCAGATGTGGATGGAAGGTCCCAACGGATATGGAAAGATGAAAATCCTTCCTACTCCAATGGGCAACTTAGTTCGTACGATGCTGGAAAGCGGAGTAAAACTTGGCGTGAGTTCTCGTGGTAGCGGCAACGTAAACGACGGCAACGGCCATGTATCCGATTTTGAGATCATCACTGTGGACGTCGTGGCCCAGCCCAGCGCACCGGGCGCATATCCTACACCGGTATACGAACATCTTATGAATGTTCGCGGTGGAAATCGTGCGTGGACGGTGGCAACCGAAGTAAAAGAAGATCCAAAGGCCCAAAAATATCTCAAGGAAAGTCTCCTTGCGATTATCAAAGGTCTAAAATAAGCCCGAGGAGAAAATTAATGTTGGACGCATTCAAGAAATTAGTTGAGAGTGGTGTGATGTCGGAGCAAGTGAGTTCCGAGATTGAAACTGCCTTCACACAAAAAATTCAAGAAAATCGCGACCAAGTCACAGCCGAACTTCGTGAAGAGTTTGCTCAACGCTATGCACACGATAAGGGTGTCATGGTCGAAGCACTGGACAAGATGATTGGTGAAAGATTGGCCGCAGAAATGGCCGAATTGCACGAAGACAAAAAGCAACTAGTACTGGCAAAGACAGCATACCATTCACGTATAGCTGAGGATGCCAAGAAACTAGAAGGTTTTGTCATCAAACAATTGGGCAAGGAATTGGTAGAGTTCCAGGGTGACCGCAAAAAGGTTTCCGAGAACTTCCAAAAGTTAGAGCAATTTATTGTACATGCTCTGGCTAGAGAAATCAACGAGTTTGCAGTGGACAAGCGTGACCTGGCTGAGACGAAAGTCAAGTTGGTGCGTGAAGCCCGCAGCAAGTTTGCAGAAATCAAACAAAATTTTATACAACGTTCAGCCAAGGTTGTGGAAAACGCAGTCACTAGAAAGTTGACATCTGAAATCAAGCAATTGAAAGAAGACATTGACAGTGCGCGTACAAATGATTTTGGTCGCAAAATCTATGAGGCATTTGCTCAAGAGTATGCGGGTTCCTATCTAAACGAGAAGTCCGAGACAAGTAAATTGTTAAAGATCATCCAGAGGAAAGAACAAGAACTAGCTGAAGCAAAACAAGCAGTGACAGAAAAGTCCAGTCTGGTTGAATCTAAAGATCGTGAAATACGCATCACACAAGAT